CCGTCACCATCGAGGTCGCCAGCGACGCGACGCACCCCTACGCCGTCAGAGATAAGGCATACGACGCGCTGCTGGATCTCGTGACCGACATCTGCAAGCGCAACGGCATCAAGAAGCTCGTCTGGTCTACCAGCAAAAACAACCGCGTCGGCCACCTGAACGGCTGCAACATGACAGTGCACCGGGACTATGCGGCGAAAGCCTGCCCGGGCGACTACCTCTACAACCTGCAAGACGAGATCGCGGCCGAAGTCAACCGTCAGCTCGGCTCCAGCAGCAGCACACCCTCCACCGGGGGAACCACCGGCAGCGCCGCCGACATCAAGGTCGGCGACGTGGTAGAGTTCACCGGCACCAAGCACTATGTCAGCTCCACGGCCAAGACCGCGTCGAGCTGCAAGCCCGGCAAGGCCAAGGTCACGGCCCTCGCCAAGGGCAAGGCGCACCCCTACCACCTGATCGCCGTCTCCGGCGGCGGCTCCACCGTCTACGGATGGACGGACGCGGCCGACATCAAGACCAGCGCGGCCGCCACGGCCACCTCGTACCTCGTGAAGGTGACGACCGATGTGCTGAACATCCGCAAGGGCCCCGGCACCAACTACGGCACCAACGGGGACATCCGCGACAAGGGCGTCTACACCATCGTCGCCGAGAGCGACGGGCCCGGTGCCTCTAAGTGGGGCAAGCTCAAGAGCGGCGCCGGCTGGATCTCTCTGGACTACGCCGCAAAGGTCTAATTGTGCAACTTGCCACCGGCGCGGCGCGGATCGGCGCCGGCCGGAAGCTCCGAAACCGTCAGAACACACAAAAAGAGCCCGCTCGGGAGTGATCCCGGGCGGGCTTTTTCTGTTTATGCACTCATTCCTCTGCGGCGTCGTCCTCTGCTGGATCCTCGCCGCCATCGCTCTGCGCCGCCTCAGCAGCGGCCAGCTCGGCCTCAGTCGGGTGGAAGCGGACAACATAGCCGTTGACATCATAGAAGCCGCCGAGGGCGACCGTGAAGATGTCCACGATCCAACCGATCCCGAAGAAGCCAGCCGTCAGCGTCCAGATGACCCCGGTGCCAATCTTCCCCACATAGTAGCGGTGCACACCGAGCATCCCGAGGAAAATGCACAACGGCAGGACGACCGCTTTGCTTTTCGGTGAGGTGGGGCGCTGTGCTGCCGGCACGCTGGCCGGCCGGCCGCCACTGGTCGTGTACGACAGGCCCGTGCCGGGCACTCCGACGGTCGTGTGGCTTTTCCCGGTCGTGCTGACTGTGTGCTTCAGGCCCTTCGGGCCGAAGGTGACGCTCGCGCTCTTTTTATTCAAGTTCACACGGACGCCGGGAGCGATCTTAATACTGCGCCGGAAACGTAAACCCATTGAAAAAACCTCCTTTTCGTCTGTCCTATTGCGTTTTTTAGTATTTAGTCATCTTTGGGATAATATTATCACGGGCGGCGTGTTATTGTCAACTTGCACTACCCATCTTTGGCATAAGTGGCAGAAAAGGAGGCGGCGCGTATTTGAAAATATACAGGCCAGAAGGCCGGTGCAATATCTCAGGCGAGCGCGTCCGCGCAGCCAGAGAGCGGGCCGGCATCTCGCAGGAGCGCCTCGCGTACAAGATCCAGATCGCGGGGCTCGACATCACGCAGAAGGCCATCAGCAGGATCGAGACCGGCGACCGCATTGTCGCCGACTATGAGCTCGAGCACCTCGCCGACGCCCTCGGCGTGACCATCTACTACCTGCTCGGAAAAGAATGAAAGCAGCGCAGCCAGAGCGGCCTCGCTGCTTTTCTCTTGTCTCCCCTCTTGACTTTATACAACAAATGTTGTATAGTAAAGACACACGAAACAAAAGGGGAGGCGCTCAACATGGAAACGATCACCACCGGGAAACGCCTGAAGGCGCTGCGAGAGGATCGCGGCCTGTCTCAGTCGCAGCTCGCCAAGAAGGCCGACATCAACAGCCGAGTGCTCCAGACCTACGAGCAAGACGACCGAGACATCGCGGGGGCGAAGCTGAAAACGCTCCTCAAGGTCTGCGTCGCTCTGGAGTGCCGGCTCGAGGACATCGTCACAGACGACGAGACGCTGGCACTGATCGCGGCATACAACAGGCGATGACAACGAAGGGCGGCCAGCCGGCCGCCCTTTTTTCTATTTCACGGAGGGATCACCATGGGGAAACACTTCAGCCACCTGACACCAACGCAGCGCACGCAGATCGACGCCTTCAGGCGCGCCGGCATGAAGGTCGTGGACATCGCCAAGGAGGTCGGCGTCCATTACACCACCATCTACCGGGAGCTCAAGCGGTGCACCTATGAACACCTGAACAGCGACTACACGACCGAGATCCGATACAACCCCGACGGGGCGCAGGCTCGGTATGAGGCCAACCTGCGGGCGAAGGGCCCGGAGCTGAAGATCGGCAACGACTACGAGCTCGCCGACTACCTGATCGGCAAGATCCGGGACGAGAAGTACAGCCCCGAGGCAGCCATCGGAGAGGCCGAGGTCATGGGCTGGCCCTTCCGCGTTCACATCTGCGCGAGCACCGCCTACAACTACATCCGGGCCGAGATCTTCGGCGATGACCTCACGGCCGAAATGCTGCCGCAGCACGGGAAGCGCCGCCGCAAG